ATTTTGCTTTCAGCCATTTATAACCACTCCTTTTCTTGGATTTTCAAAACTCTAATCTTCGCCCAGGTTTCACCGGGCGAGTGGTCGATGTTGATATTAGCCATCTGCTGTCACCCTTTCACACGTCAACTCCACCTCATCAAATGCCAACTTGGAGCCGTGGCGGGTCATTCCACCCCGGTAGGTCCTAATAACCTTGTATCGTTCGCCCTCGAACTCTACTTCCTGCTCGCCGCCATATTCGAACTCATGCACAACAAACACTATTTCCGGCCTCAATCCGGCAGTAGCGGCGCCATAGAATTCCGATCTGCCAACAGATTTTACTTTGCATAGTATTGTCTTTCGAGTTTCAACCGGGATCTGGTTGCCAATTTCGTCCTCTTTGACGGTCTGAGATATCAGAGTCAGTTCGTGATCATACGTCACTGGCACCACCTCCGGCGTGAATGATCATGTTGTGCAGCCGGAATTGCAGGTGCCTCGGCATAGCCTCCATGGTGTCTCGATTCTGATACCGCCAAGTTGCAAAATCTACAACAAACATGAGGTGATAAGGGTTAGCCCCATCCAGGACCAACCCCTTCTCGTCCTCAAGTTCTGTGATTACACCGTTAATAATAGTGGCCAGGTATACGTCCCTGACCACCGTGGTTATTCCCAGCCGGGCTTTTACTAACTCCAAAACTTGCGCTACATCCATCCCATCGCCTCCTTAATGGCGGCAATCATTTCAGCCTTGCGCATCTTATCATCAAGCTCTAGGCCAGATTCCTTGGCGCGTTCCATCAGCTGGGCCTTGGTCATGCTGTCCAGGTCTGGTTGCTTGTCTTCGATAGCGATAACAAGGGAGGCAAAGCGCCAGCGTTCATACCTCTCTTGCGTAGTCTCGAAAACCTCACCAGGATGGCGAAGGCGTTTCTCCCATCCGTCATTAAACAGCTTCAGTGCCTTTACTCTCATTACTATACCACCCCTTACGGGTTGGACGGGTTGGCGCTGTTGGACGGGTTGGCGCTGTCGGGAGCGAATACCACATCGTCAGGATCAGGCACTTGCGGGTTATCCCCCTGGTCGATGGTTATGCCAACGAATGCCTCACCAAAAATTGGACGGCCATCGTAGCGAGCAGTACCCTTGAACACGGTGTTGTCCTCGATGAACTGCACGTGCTCGGACTGCGCCAGCTGCACGCCCGCACGCTCGGCTAGCAGGTACAGGGAGCCATAGCCGCCAATGATGTGATTGTTCAGGATGAAGTCAAGGAGCACTACTTCACCACCAATTACAGGCATGGCATTTTGCACACCGGACACTACTGCGCCGGCGGCGTTGAAGTTAATAGCCTTGCTCTGCAGGATACGGTAGGTCTGAGTGTTCATGGCCCAGAACAGCTGACCGTCCGAATAGTTCGCTTGTACTACGCCAAGCTTCATAATCAGATCAGCGAAGAACTGGCTCGGTGTCTGAGCGGCCTGGTCTATTGCTAATAAGTTGCTAGCGCTTAAATTTGTCCATGTCCTTTCATTTTGTCCCCAGTAAGCTGGTTGTTGTACTTCGGCTAAGCGGGTAACAATACCAACCGGCATCTTGTTCCCGGTGCCGTATAAGATAGCTTTATCAAGCGCCAATCCAATCCCCTGGCTAATGGCGTCTAACACTTCACCAGCAAGATTAATGTCGCTGTCCTCGATAATGGAGTTAGGAATAGCAACATAACCACCAACTTTGTAGCCATCAACCTCGAGTTGATTGAATACGATATCCATCTCGTTAAGATTTCCGACCATCTCGGTCCAGATACCTTCAGGAATAGCACCAACAATGTTCTGGCGTGCAGTGCCACTCACACGGCGCAGGTTTACTTTACTGGTTAGTTTGCTGTAGCGATGCAGGTTATCTCTAAGTAAACCTAATAACACATCAGGAATTAATAGATCCCCACCTGTTACAGCCCTTTTCTGCCCTATCAAAGTACGAACATTTTGGATAAAGTCTTTTACATCTTCACGAACAATTAAGTTTTCTACTGCACTTCTGCTCATGCCTTGGAAAAAGCCTCTTTTAATCATATAATCTCCTCCTTGTACCTGTGGTTTTGCTAAGCTCCTTTTTTGACTATTTTTTGGCTCTTTACTATTAAGCTGTTCAAGCTCGCTCTCTAACTCTGCAATTTCGGCCTCCAAATTAGCTTTCTTTTGCTTGAGCTCTTCCTTTTCGGCCTCAATCTTGCTGACTTCTTCCTCTACTGCTGTGATTTCTTCATCGGTTTGAGCTTCTGCCAGCGCTGCTTCTACTTGCTCTGCTCTGGTTTCTAGCCCCTTTTCCTGCTCTTCCAGCTCTGCCAACGCGGCTTTACGCTGTTCGATTTTTTTGGAAATCATTAATTGCTTAAGCATTTTTCAATCCTCTCCTTTAATTGATTTTTCTTGGCTTCAAGAAGCCTTTGCTTGTATTGTTCAAAGTCTTGTTTCCTAGCACTTATTGATGTGGTAGGATATGCTGGAAATGTAACTGGCGATACTTCTTTCAAGTCTATATCTCTTAATATAAATTTAACTGTGCCATCATCTCTGTTTTGTATTTCTTCGCTTATAATGTTAAAACCAAAGCTACAAGCATTTATATCTCCTCTTTCAATCCTTGCCAATATATCCATGGCTTGTTTATCGTTAGGATTAATCTTAACCCTTCCAAACAACCCTACGCTATCAGCTTTTAGCTCAAGAGTCTTATTACCTGTCCTGCCTAATACAATACTTGTATCATGGTTAAATAAACATCTTATATCATTGTTTTTAAGGCTGTTTACAACTGCTTCAGGACTTACTTCTTCAAATGCACCTGGCCATAGCTCGGTTTCTTCATTAAATCTTATAAAGTAACCCTCTATATATCTGTTTTGTTCTTCTTGCCTAACCTTAAAATCTGTTTTAAAATACATTTCTCTGGTTTGCATTTCATCACCTCCCTTATAAGCATTAGAGGAATACAAAAAGCCTGCTAAATAATGCAGGCTTTATTCATTGTTTTGAATTTTAACCAACTTTCCTTGATTCCCAATATCCTCTAACTTAATATAGTTCTCTAGAATTACTAATTCCGACAACCCTTCTCTCGGGCTCATGCCAAGCAGATCCCTTACCTCGTTGCCCGTCATGATCCCCCTCACATATAAGTTGCTCCCCATGTCTGCAAGCTCTTTTATGTCGTAGGCATACAAGCTGCGTGGGTTGAATTTAAAATACAGGTCTGGGCTATAAAGCAGCTTCCTGGTCAACTCTTGTTCTATGCCCTTAGCAAGCGGCAAAATGGTGGAGTTGATGAAATTGTTGTACTCATCTTTGCTGTACTCCCCAACACCCAAGAAAAAAGCTGGCACTCCAAATATGCCAGCTACTGTCTTTTTGTCAATCTCTACCGCTTCGTTGATAGCAATGTCTTTCAATGAAAGCGGCTTCACCTGCTCCACTTCCAGCAGCTCTGCTGGAATGATCCATGGCTGCCCTGCTTCTGTAGCTTCAAGGTACTTCTTAAATACCGCATTTCGGCCTTCTTCGCTGGACAATTCTGCAGTCGTAGCATCTACTTTTACGACAAGCGAAGGCATGTATTTCCCAGACATGAAGCTTTTCTTTGTTGCAGTTGCTTGCTTCAAGTTGTTTGCAATATCCTTGAGTGTTACCCGGTAGCCTGTACCCTTATAAGGCTTTTCTGGGTCTGGATTGATAATAAAATGTAGTACCTCATCATAATTATACTGCTTGCCTTGATAAATAATTTTGTAGCCTGTTTCATTTTCTATGAAGCTTACTCCAGAAGGTTTAAGTGGCACCAGTTCTTCTATCAACCCATTTTTAATCTTAGGAAATACTATGCTGTTGCCTTCTCCAGGCAAAAGCATTGTATAGACAATGTTGTACACCCAGGCTTTTCTCGTCATTAGACTGTAGGGATTGATATCTATCTTCCGGGATAACTCATTTCTAACCCGGATATCGCCATCATCTGTATTCTGCATCAGATGAATAGTCATCGACGAAATTAGTTCTGCTATTTTGTGAACAGCTATTTTAACTTCTGGGTTGTCCGATAGTCGGGTATAGCCCGGAATTGCCAAAGTGTCATAAGAATCGTGAATGAGAAACCATTCCAGCGCTGTTTTTGGCTCAGCTCTCGTCTTTCTCTTGCTTGATCTAAACCAGTCTAACAATCCCATCTATTCACCACCTTTCAGCCACTTCTTGGCTGTGCCAGATTTGGCTAGATTTTTCAGCATTTGCATACAAGCAAAAACAGAGGCATCGAATAGGTCTATCCTCTGTGTGGGCAACACTTTTTCATATTTCACTGCATCATCTACCTGTTCTATAGCACGAACGTTTTGAACGCAATATTCGTAAGCATCGCTGTGCAAATAATAGAATTTGCCAGCCTTCACTTTCTTTTCAATGTGCCGGAAACCTTCAGACTTAAGATGATAAAGCTGCGGCGTATCTTCTATCCGGAAACTTGCTCGTTTCATCTCAAGGAAGAACTCTCGACCAAATTTCCGGTCAAAACCAACTTGCTTGATATTAAAGCCTTTCTTGCGCATGTCAATAAACCATTTGACTATCTCCTGGTGGTCGGTAACTGGTGAATTGGTCATCGTCAGCCAGCCGTCATCTTGCCAGCCAAACAGCGGGATGTTGTCTTCCTCAGCCTTGCTATGGGCCGCCACGATCGGGAAAAAGCCATGAGTAATTACTATATCAACGTCTTTGTAAGTTCCATACAAAGCTGTTGCACAAAGGTCATGTAATTTGGCAAGGTCAGCTCCACCATACCACTCTATTGGAAGCTTTGCCAGTTCTTCCAGCGTCCAGCTATATTTGCGGTCGCTTGCCCTGAATTCGTCAATATTAAAATAAGCTTTCATTGCGCTGGTGTAAACATTTAGTGACTTGGCAAGGAATGACTTCCTCTGCTGCGGGTCGTTCTGCGCCTGGAGTGCTTCGGCCATCAATTCTTGGGCCGAGACTGAAACATTGTAGTTAGGGTTAGCCTTCTCGTGCTCCACGGGGTTCGTATAGTCAACATCACCAGTGGTCGGATCTTCATCAGCTTTGGCAATAAAAACGAAATACTGCTCGTCCTTGATAGTGCCATCAAGTATCTTCTGGCAATACTTCATACGGTTGTAGCAAAAAGAATTCATATTATCGCCAGCCGTTGTGACGCCAATACAGAGGCTGTTCCTGTATGCCTTGCCGGACTCTTTGATAGTGTTGTACTGGCTGGGGCTCTTATACAAGTGCATCTCGTCTAAGATTTGAATAAGTGTATTCAGCGAATCCATGCGGTCAGAATTGCCGGCAATGGTTTCGATGCGCAAATACCCTTCGCCCAATTCTCCGTAGATGGAGTGTTCCTGGTTGTTGTCCAAAATGCGGAAGTTGTCAGCTTCACCCATCTGCTTTAGGTTGTAAAGCAGGAAGTCAAAGCTCTGCAGGGCCTGTTTTAACAGCGCTCCCACTATGACGATTTCCGCCCCGGACTTCCGCTCAAGCAACCCCAACCCCCATGACAAAGCAGCAATAAACGGCGTCTTGCCGTTTTTGCGAGGCACCATGATAAGGGCCTCTTTGAACCTGCGGAGTTCCGTACCCTTGTGATAAAACCCAAGGAGATTGTAGATAACAAACTTTTGCCACGGTTCCAACAAAAAAGGACGCCCTCGTAAAGGTCGTCCTTCCATGTCTTCGCCTTTTTGGTGGACGAAGGTCTTTTCAATGATTTGAATAACAAATTCCGGACCTCTGGTTCTAAGGTCATATGCCGGGTTTTCTAAATCACGCAGGAACCGCTCACACATTTGCTTGGTTTCTTTGCAGGCAACTTTGCGTCCCTCAACAATACTCTTGGCATACTCCAATACAACGTCGTAGTTTTTAGCCTTCTTCAAGGCTGCTCAACACACTTGCCAACTTTGATTTTGATTCCTTTTCCACCGTTACGGTTTCAAAGGCTTTCGGGTTTAGGCACAGGCGATCGCTGTATTGGAGTATGTCTTTTCGCAGGTTTTCCAGCGTTGCAACGATTGGCGATTTCTTAGTCCCTCCGGTTCCAGTTTCTACTTCGTACTGACAGCCGCCCTCCTCGAACTCTTTCAGCGCTATCAAATACTGGTGGACAAGGCCGGCGTAGATGTCAATTAGCCGATTAAATTGGGGTTTGTGTACACCTAACTCTTTCATGTCCTTGATAGTTTTATATTTGATTGATTCTTTAGTCGGTACTTTCGCCACCTTGCCTCACCTCCCGGAAAAAAATTTTCAGAGCCCGTTCTATTGGAACGACTTCCCCCCGCCCGGTCCCCAGAGGCCAAGGCCTAATTCTCTAGGGAGGGGGGGGGATACCCTGTCTGTCCAGCTCTGGCCAAGAGCGGTAAGCGCTCCGTTATCTCTATCATGCATCTTGTTATGGCATTCATGGCAGAGGCTAATCATATTCCAACTGGCCAGCTTCCACTCTGGATACTGCTCCAGCGGGTATATGTGATGCACTGTCGTCGCAGGCGTAGTCCTGCCGTACCGCCGACACTCCCGGCACATATATTCGTCCCGGCGCAGAACATTTTCACGTTTACTTTCCCATTTAGCTGTCTTATAAAAATTCATCCCTCTCCCGCCCCGCAATGCCCTGGCGCCAGCGCTTCTTTTCTGCCATTTGGTTAGAACCTTTTTCCCTTGGGAAAGAGCATATTCCCTTTCTTTCCTGCACCCTTCGCTGTCGCCGTATACCCAAACCTCATCGCATATATCTATGAGCCTGAAACATACCTGGAGTATTTCTTCTCTATTGCTATCATCTTTCATAAAACTAAATAAATGTAGGGGGCTTATTGGGAGAATGTCATCCTTTTCCGCTAATCCCCTGCAAATAGTGTCTACCCGCTTTTTGTTTCCCTTCGGGTCGTCTTTGTAGGGGTGAGATATAAATACCCGCCTCATTTCGCTATCACTTCCTCGCGGACGGCTTCTTCATTTTAAGAATACCACAATCTGTTACCTGTGTAAATCGCAGGATTGTCGCATTTTTTTCTTCAGTCTTTGTGACAAGCTTTCCGGTTCAACACCCAATATCTCACAGA